ATAAATCGTATGTAGTAACTTCAGCACCTTGTGAATAGTTACTTCTGAAATCACCTTCTAATACATCTCTACGCATTGTAGCTATGATCTTACCACCAAGAACTAATACTCTAACATCAAATTCTGTTTTAATATATTCTTGAATTAATAAATCACTATTCTCATCAGTTTTATATACAAGTTGTACAATAGCATCTAAGGATTTTTTAGACTCTATGAATAAAACACCTACACCTTTAGAGCCTCTTAGTGTTTTCATAATGACAGGAAAATTAGTATCTAATCTTTCTAGTGATACGTCTACCATTTCTTTATTTGGAATTAAAATTGTTTTTGGTTGTGTTAAACCATAATCTTTTAACCTAACATAGTTACGATATTTATCGGCACATATATTAATAGTTGTTCTATTGTTTATTATACAATAACCTAATCTTTCAAATTCTGAAATTAAATCTAAATGACTATCTTTAGTTGGTGTACCTCTAATAAAAATAATAGTATCAGAAGAATTAACTTTAAAACCTTTATCATCATCCATTGCGTGAATAAAATGGTTACCATCATCATATCTTAAAGTAGCACCATTAAATTGAACGGTGATATTTTGCAATCCAAGTTTAGTTGCTTCTTTTGCTAACTTCTTTGAAGTTATAGACTTATCACCATGTTCAACAGTGAGAATTACAACTTTATACTTTTCATCTTTTTCTTCAGATATGAATGACTTGAAAGCTTCCAAGACTAACCCTCTCGTTTTTTACCTATGTTATATTTAGTTTCGAGCAACCATTCATTTTTTTCCTTGAACGAAATTATTTTAATTTGACTTAGTGGAGCTATAGGATCAGTATTACCTTTTATTTCTACCAAACCCCAATCACCTAACAAGGTTGCAATTCTGTTACGTCTTGCGATATCATTTTCTGATAAGTTTGTTTGTTTTCCATCAAGTGCAAATAGTTCTTTAAAATGTACGATAAAATATTTTCCCTGTTTATGTAAAATATGACAGGACTGATATAGTTTTTTTTCTTTTCTAGAAGCTACACCAATACGAGATAGTGTCTCTCGTATCTTTAAAAAATCATCTGGTTCTTTTAAAACCACTTCAAGCATATGCTCCTGTGTCCAATTAATGTTTTCCATTTCTTCCACCTTTATTCAAGCTATCTTTGATAGCCGTTATCTGATCATCATCAAGTACATCAAGAGCAGACTTTGCTTTCTCATTTGAGTATCCATAATACTCTTTAACATACTCTAGATTCGTTACTTTACTCGCCTTCATCCACGGCGTATATCTTTTCCGCGGTCTAACACTATTTAGGAAAAAGTCGAATTGTAACTTGTTATCTAGATGGTTTCTAATATTCATTTCATTAACAAGCATAATAGTATCTGGAAATGGTGCCAGACACTTGTTGATAATAAAAGGTGGATATTTCTTTTCCCACATTTCATCATCAGTATCCATAAGATTATCTTTCTTATGATTAATTGAATTTAAGTAATCTTTTAATTCATAACTCATTTGAACTTTACCTGCCCCATCAATTCTGTCATACAGGCAAGTAGATTTATTTCTTGGTCTGCGACAAAGGCTGATTTGTAAGAATAATCAGCAAGAATAACAACAGCATGGGGAATAGTAGAACCATCAAGAAAATCATAGAGACTGTCATATACACGCCTAAAAATACGGACAGGATCATTGTCCAAATTTTGTACAATCCATTTACGAACATTAGTAAACTCCTTTTCTCTCAAAGAATGCATAAGTTCATTTATATTAGAATCAGATATATTTACTAAGATGCCTGCATCTATAATACCAGATGCAGAATATCTTTGAAGTTCATTTAAAACTCTACGCCAGTCTGGAAAGAATTTATTTAGAAGTTCAGCAACAGCCTTTGGATCAAATTTAACTTTTTCTTTATTGAGAATATTTTGAACTCTAATAAAGAAGTCTTGAGCAAGTTTTGGTTTTTGTTCTTTTGGTATAATAAAATCAACTATACTACATCGTGAATGTAGTGGTGGTATTAATCTATTTTTATAATTACAAGTTAGAATAAACCCACAGTTTTTATGGAACTCTTCCATAAAACCACGCAGTGCTGGTTGAGTAGATTGAGCATTTAGATAGTCTGCCTCATCTAAGATAATATATTTACGTCCACCTTCAAGAGAAACAGTGGATGCAAAGTTTTTAATTTTAGTTCGTAATATATCAATACCAGATTCTTCAGAACCATTTATCATCATATACGTTGCACCAATTTCTTCAAGCATTGCTTTGGCGACAGTAGTTTTGCCTACGCCTGGGCCACCTGATAAAATTAGATTTGGTATATGTTTATCATTGACAAATTCTGTAAATGTTTTCTTTAAATTGTCTGGTAAGATACAATCACGAATAGCGTTTGGGCGGTATTTCTCCACCCACAAAAAAGTTTCCATAATATAAATTTCCTAAGTTAAACTGTATAAGTTGATTCAGGCTCAAGTGCTATCCAATACTCAACAGGTGAGCTTTTATTTGTATAATGACTAATATTCTTAGATGATATTTCAACATCGTAAGTACCATCAAGTAGTTTCATATTTTCTACTTTAAAGAAAAAGTTAAACTCACCTTCACCATTTGTATCAACATCAAGAGAATAGTTGTTTGCAGTATCGTTCTTTTTATCTTTTACAGTAAGAGAACTACCACTACCATTCTTTTCCAAAACCATATCTGGAGCTCCAATTACACCAGCAGCCTTTTTAAGTTTAGATAAATCATCATTACTCATTGTAAAAGTAACTTCTTGAGACGGCATAGTAATCATTTTACTAGGACTTGTTACAACTGATGGATCAGAATAAAAATACTTCAAAGAATTTGAAGTATTATTTTCCTCAGTAATCATAACATGATTTTCTGAAAATTCCAATACAGGACTTGTAAATAAAGACATAGATGCAAGAAATTCATTCAAGTCATATATTGCAACTTCTTGTGGAAATGTTTCTTCCACATCTGCCTTAGCAACAATGTTTTTCATTGCAGACATTGTTGTAATTGTATTGCCTTCCTTAATCACTAGATTTTGATTAATAGTAGCAAAGTTCTTCAATACAGAAGTTGTATGATTACTTAGTTTCATTATTTAGATTCTCCAATTCGTTGATGTATAATGCTATTATACCATAATGTATTACCTTTAACAAGTCTTTTCTGTCCTTGCCATTCTTTTTTCCATATCGTTGTGCATACTTTAGTATGTTACCGATACAAAACCCTTCACCATGACCACCATCTATAATAAACTCTGTAGCTTGAAACTTGTCCTTGCTATAGTGTGCATCATAAGTTGAGTCAATATACGTCTTTAGTTCTTTTAATGACGTATCTTCATTATATTTGTATTTCATTCAAACTCCATAATTAAAGGATATACTAATCCTTTGTTGTTCACTTCTAGAACCATCCACTGAATGCTTTAACCAAGATGGAAATATTAATACTCTTCCACTTTCTGGTTTATAAGTTGCTTTTTCTCCAGTAAAATTATTATATTTTTCTAAAGGTGGTAAATAATATTGTATATCATCATCTCTAAAAAAATTAATACTTCCCATATTTTCGTCTGGAACATCAACATAAAAAACACCACTTAATATAGAACCGCGATGATTGTGTAATGTATTATAATCACCAAAAGTATTAATATTACTCCAATAGTTTTTTAAACTAAGTTCTGGAACACCTATTTGTTTTGCACAATTTTTAATAGTTGCATTAAGTTTATCAGTAAATAAATTAAAAGTTTCTGGAAATTCTGAATAAGTTTTACTTTGCCATCCACCATAATTAGTTTTTTTAACACCATCTGGCTCTTCATTCTTAATATTTAAAATATAATCTTTCATTTCTGAAAGAACTGGTTTTTGGCTGTCTGGCAAATCTGCTTGCCAAATTAAAGTTGGAAACCAAACGTGTGCTTTTAATTCCATTATACAGAACCTTCATTGGTTGGATTAATACTAATGTTAGCAGAAAATGTTCTACGTTCACCCTCACCAAAAAATGGATTAACGCTGTGTCGCAACCAACTTGGAAACATTATTAACATTCCTTCTACTGGTTGAATATATTCCTCAG